GTGAACGTTTCGGAGACGATGGAGGAGGGCTTCCGTCCCTGCTGCTGAGGTCGAGGTCCGGGTCCTCGGGAGCGGCCCGCTTGAGGGCGAGCCACTGGAGGAGCACCAGAGCCCCGTACAGGAGCAGGACGATTGGGGCGAGACTGGCCAGGAGGATTATTAGTCCGAGGCATGACTGGCGAGCAATGGTGACGACTGACGGTGTAGTGATAAAAGAACGTAAGAAAGCTAGTTGTTACAGTCAACTTCTGTCACTACGCGGGGTAAGGAGTGAGCTGCGACCTCACACAATTAATTCCCCTCCGTGGTACAGTGTAATTTTACTTGTCTCAGCTTGAACCTCGTCAAAGATAGGTAGCCTTGGCAACACAGGGATGATGTCTAGAGCAACGGCTTGTCGACAGAGCATCTCGGTGGCCTCGATGACGCCACCACTCCACCCGGTCCTGTGCATGATGAGTGCAACAAGGCCAGGGGAGGGTGAAGGAGCGTGAGCATAACGCTTCGCTGAGAGTGCTGCGGAGAAACGTACGCGCTCTTGTGTGCGTAGATTGCGCTGGACTGCGCGGGACCACTTAGGCCGCATTCTCGGTAGCAAGTAACAGATGATGCAATAGCACCACCATCCCAGGATGGGAGTGTCGGAGTCCGTATGGTAATAGGACAAAGCCTTTGCCAGAGCAAGCTCGTCTAAGCGGCCCTGGGTGCAGGTGACATGAAATTTGGATAATGCTCTATGTAAGTCGGCGCAATCTTCAATTCGGCCTGACGAGGCGGTATAAAACCTACCACAAAAAGTGATATCCTCCAGACAAGTAGACCGCAAAACCTTGAGTTTAAAACCCAGGGCAGGGACGTACTTCAGGCATGTCTCAACCGAATCAGCAACACTTTTCAGTGCGCCAATGAGGCCATCATCACCCTCGTGTTTGCTAAACCACGAACGCGGGGGGAGATGTCGGAGGACCGACCAAGTATTGAAGTGATTAATGATGCCGTTCAAGACCGAGGTCTGAGCGTCACCAGAGCACCGACCACCATCGGTTGTGTACCACAGACCCAGCTGGTGTAAACCACGGGTGCGCAATAGAAAACCAAGGGCGACATGAAGAAGCTGGTGTTCGGACTT